AATCGGGATGCCCAGAATAAAATTTCAAATCATAAACAACAGGCAAAATGGAAAAGAAACTTATTTATTTGGTTTATCAGACAGATGCTTGGCACTCTGTCGAGACAAGAAAACTTGTTTACATTGGTGAGAACTTGGAAGAAACTATCCGTAAGATGGTAGATTTCCTTTCATTAACCGAAGAAGATGCGAAACAGCTTAGCCAGTGGAGACAGACTTCATGCAACAATAGGGACTTTGAAGTCATGATTGAACGCCAGTTCGTGAATGATTTTACCGTTTAATTCAAAATAATAAAAAGTATGAAAAAGATATTTGAACTTTATAAGGAGATAAAAGCAAAACATCCTGAACATTTACTGCTGATTGGGGATGGAGATTGTTACTTCCTGTTTGAAAAGGATGCCGTTGCCGGAAACAAGTGCCTTGGAACGGACATGCACTCCCGGTCGGACATTGCAGAAAACCCTGTTAATATTGTGGAATTTCCACATCATTGTCTTGACGCCTATTTGCCAAGATTGGTTCGTGATGGTTATAAGGTTGCTGTATGTGACACCAAAGATCTTGTGAGGTACAAAACAAAAGCAAGGGTGAAAGTTCTTACCGAAGCCGGCAAGTGGTATCTGGCAGAAATCAAGGGTCTTAAAGAGGGAACTATTGTCGAGGGTATATACAACCCTCTGAACAGGGCGTTCGACTTCTACTGGAACGGTGAGGGGGCAATGCTTTGGATTGGCGAGAACGGAGAATTGATAAACGAATAATTTAAAATAAGACAAGATGAACATTTTTACAAATAACGCAGATTTCTACCCGACTCCCGACGAGGTTATAAACACGATGATGATGAGTGAGGATTTTGTCGGCAAGACGATCCTTGAACCATCAGCAGGGAAAGGCAATATTGTTGACTGGCTCAAAAAGAACGGAGCCGGAAAGGTGATTGCTTGCGAAAAGGACACTAACATCAAAAAACTTTTGAATGGCAAGTGCGATATTATAGCGGATGACTTCCTGACCGTTTCTTCAGAACAAATTAGTCATGTGGACTATATCGTAATGAACCCTCCCTTTTCAGAAGGAGCAAAACATATCCTTCATGCGTTTGAGATTGCTCCGGCAGGATGCACCATCATTGCCTTGTGTAACAGCGAAAGCGTAAATCAAGGCTGGGAACGGAACGCCACCAAAGAGAAATTGATAGAGACGATTGAGCTTTATGGGTGCAAGGAGTTCTTGGGCAGAGTGTTTGACGACGCGGAGCGCAGGACGGATGTACATGTTAGCTTGATAAAGCTGTATAAAGAGGGTGAGGGGCAAGACGAGTTTGACGGTTATATGTTTTCCAACGAAAAGGACTCGCTCGATGCTAACGAGACGGAAGGGCTGGTGCAATATAATGTGGTGCGTGACATGGTAAACCGCTATATTTCAGCTGTAAGGCTTTTCGAAGAGACGATGGCTGCAGCGGAGAAAATCAACTCCGTGGCATGTTTCGGTGGAAAGAGTGACGGGTATCTCCCTGTAAGGTTTGCCGTGGTAGATGCTTCCAATAGCGTTGTCCATATCAGCCGGCAGCAATACAAAAAAGAGTTACAGAAGTATTATTGGAGGCGGATATTCGGAAAGCTGAATATGGAAAAGTATGCCACGCAGAAATTACGGGAACAGATAAACAAGTTCGTGGAGCAGCAGACATACGTCCCCTTTACCATGCACAACATTTATCAGGTGCTGAACATGGTAATCCAGACGACGGGGCAGCGGATGAACACAGCGTTACTCGAAGCATTCGACCTGATTTGCTCTTTCTCTGATGAGAACTCGACGGCTGGGGAAAAATGGAAGACAAACGCAAACTATATGGTCAACCGTAAGTTTATTGTTCCATACATGACTTCCTATGACCCCAAATGGCCGAGAGACTATCTCGATCTTGGATATGGAGGAATGGCAAACAGAATGGAGGACGTTTGTAAGGCTCTCTGCTTCATTACGGGTAGGAACTACGACTGCATCGGAAGCCTTGACCGTTTTGTACGAGATAACAACTTGGAATGGGGAAAGACTTTCGAGTGGGGGTTCTTCAAGTGTAAAGGCTTTAAGAAAGGAACAATGCACTTTGAGTTTAAAGATGAAGAGGTGTGGATGAAGTTCAACCGTGAAGTGGCCAAACAGCGGGGATGGGTGCTTCCAAAGAAGAAATCTGCATAAACATGAGTATTAGGGAGGTTGCAAGGGCAACCTGCAATCTCCCTGAATATAAAAAAATTCTGTCTTGCGGTATTTTATTGTTCTTTTATTTTGTAGTTTAGGAACATCTTCATATCTTTGTAACAGATAAAGACAGGTCATTAATGAGAATTATCTCACAAAAGAAGATTAAGGACTTCTATGGACTACCACAATATGAACAAGCAAAGATACCTTTGCAACAGTGGTACTACACCATAAGGAACAGGGATTACAGGAGTTTTGCCCAAATACTGGTAGACTTCGGTGATACTGTAAGAGAGAAAGGCTTATATGTCTTCAGCATTGGCGAAGGAAAATACAAGGTAGCCGCCTCGATATATTTCGATACAGAGTGTGTGTATGTGCGGTTTGTGGGATCCGCTTCTGACTGGGAGGCACTTCTTGATGAGAGGGATGTAAAAAGAACTATATGAAAATATCAGAGGCTCAATATAAGTATGCCCAAAGACGGGTGGAGGAACTGTTGGAGGTTGTCACTGACACGACGCTGCCGACATCACCGGAGAGTATGGAGCTGTCTATCATGAGTACTTTTGTGGAAGAATACGAGAAAAAGCATCACCCAATAGAGAAACTCACGCTTGCAGAAGTCATAAAGCAAGGGCTGAAAGCTAAGGGAATGACACAAAAAGAACTGTCCCAGGCCGTAGGACTAAGCACCAGCAGGATAAGCGACTTCACCCAGGGAAAGAGCGAACCGACTTTGGCCACGGCAGGAGAGATTTGCAGGGTGCTCGACATCATGCCTGAAGCAATGCTAAGTTTATAACCAATAAAACGGAAGAACGATTATGGCATTTGAAATTGAAGTTGACAGAGAACATATTGAGAAGACATTGTCCGTCACATATACGATGGGACAGATAAACTCATACATGGAGATTATCCGTGAACTCAAAGAAATACCTGAAGACAATGTGGTTGATATCCGAAAAACCATCGGGAGACTGCAAGACAGAATACAAATGCTGTTGGCGTTAAACCCGGAGGCGAAATTGGAATTGGAGACGGAACGGTCAGAAGGACTTAAAGTAGACAAAAATAAGTGAAACTCAAATAAAAAGAAAGGAAACATACTATGTTAGAATTAGTAGCATCGGCTCTGATATTGGGAGCAGGATTGAAAGCTATTGTGGGTGGTGACACCCGTCGAAAAGGCGGAAAGAAGAATAGCAACTACAAGGATGCTATGGGATGGTCACACGACAATCACAAGAAATTGTTTTAACGAGAATCATTAACCCGTGGGTACGCTTTAATCGGCGTACTCATAACTTTTTATATACAACACGATGAAGAAGCTGAAATTATTTCTTATAATGATGATGATGTGCTGGACAATGTCAAGTGGGGCACAGACAAACTCTAAGGTTTTACAAAATTACTATATTTATGCTTCGATTGAGGTGAGATGGGCAAATAAAGCTACGGGAGAACCATGCTTCGTTATTTTAATATCACCAGGAGAAAACGGTCAGCAACGCCCAAGTATCTTAAAAAATAGCGAAGGTAAATATGTTGTTGTCAGAAATATGATGGAAGGGCTGGCATATTTAGAGGTACAAGGATGGGAATTGCTTGAGCCAAGAACCGCTGCGGGTATAGGAAATTGGATTGTTAGGCGAAAAACCTCTTTCGAAGAATTGGAGAAACTTGTAAAAGCAAACACAACCTATGAAGAAGTAGCTCCAAAAGTTCAACTAAATCTAAGTGAACAGACTTTAAAAGTAGATTATAAATAAGCTACTCCACTTGTAAGCTGCTATTATATGGTTGTGAAGTAGAACTCCGACCCAATCTATTTTTTGTGCATAAATAAAGCCCCCACCGACGCAACTAACTACGCCAGCAGGGGCCGCTAACAAGTAATATCGTAAACAAAATCTATTTCAATCCATAACTACGCTGTTGTTCCTGACTCTCTAATGCTGCCAAACTCTTGTCATAAGTGTTTGAAGCCACGGATCTGTTCTCGTCATACTTCCTTAATACGGCATTTGCTAACGTGTTTAAAGGTATGGCTTTTTTCTCATATGCGTCAACAACCGTGTCAGAAATGTTAATGACAACAGGTCGATTGTCTATATCTGCAATCAAAGAACGGCCTCTCATAAAAACATTATTTAGTCTTGGATTGAGAGGTTCGTCAGCATATTGCTTGTAGTTTCTTGGAGTGGCTTTAGGAGTGGATAGGCCTAAGGCTTCGTGGCCGGCATTGTTCAAGAGATTGACACCTCCAAAACCCATCAGCATGAGCTTTAACAGTGGATTATGGCTGAACATTCCAGCGGCAACTGCTGCTAAAGGTAGTATGTTATTCCCTATGGTGAACGAGGAAGATTTTCCTGTAAACATACTGATAAGCATATCAGGAAGCATTGCAAAGACATAACCAAGGTTCTTTGTTATGTCGCTAAATCCATTCAACCCTGCATTATCAAAATATTTACCCCATCCCGCTGTCTGGAGCATATTGGGATAAGGAGAAGTCTCTGACATTGGATTTTTTATTTGTTGCGTCCCCATGGCCATGTCTTGATAATGTTGGGTGTTTAATGGTTCTGAAGAGGACACTGCACTTGAAACAACAGGCTGCGAGGCAGATTGACTGACAGCGTTATATGCCCCAGTGTCATAATGATCTCTTTTCTCTTGTCTCGAATCCTGGTGATTCCGGCTATATACCGCAGCTCTTGCCACTTGTTTCTCGGCATTTATCTTGTCTATCTGAACAGCAGCCCTTGCATAATCGCCGGCACGCTGTGAGACTTGTGCAAGTGTCATATTTCTGCCATTCAAATTCCAAACCGGCAAGCCCTGTGTCGACATCTGCTTAGCAATGGAAAAAAACGAGGTGGCAAAGGCACGGCATTGTTTGGCTGTCTTGTTTAGCATCCAAGCGGGGATGGGTGCGCGGCTATCGTAAGGCA